TAAATCAATATTTTTAGGATTAGAAATAGCATATGGACAATATCAACCAGGTGAACGTGGCGACAACGGAAAACAAAAAGGCAAAGCTTTTATTGTTCGTGGACAAGTCACAGATGAACTCTGGTCAAACCATCTTGCAGGAAAAGGACCAGCCCTTGGAATCATCCCTATCGATGAAAATAATAGTTGCAGGTGGGGTTGCATTGATATTGACGAATATAATTTTGATCACACTAGCTTCATTAAAAGTATTCGGGATTATAAATTACCCTTAATAGTTTGCCGTAGTAAATCAGGCGGCGCACACGTATTTTTATTTACCAAAGAAAACATTCCTGCATCTTTGATGCAAACAAAATTAAAAGAAATGTCAGTCATACTTGGGTATGAAGGATCAGAAATATTTCCAAAACAAACAGAGATACTTGTGGAACGTGGGGACACAGGTAACTTTTT